ACCACCAATGTTTGCTAAGTTCATCCTTGATGATGCAGCAGCGTTGGCATTCTTTGCTTTTGTATTTAAAAGCAACTTGTGAGTATGCTTATTAATCAAAGCATTCTCTTGAATGTATTGTTCGCGTAGTCTTTGCTTTGTGTGCAGATACGCTTTTTCGTCTATTAGGTTAGCTTTAAGTGCTTTGCGTGCTTGAAGCAACTCCTTCTTAAATCGCTCCAAAGGAGTGCGTGTAAGAGCAACATCCTTCGCGAGCTTCCTGCTCATTTTGGCAGCCTTATCAACCCCTCGGCTGAACAAAGAACTGTCTGCGATAATATCATATCGCAGAGCACCGATACGCACGTTATTACCTGCCACTGGTCAACCTCTTGAGTGCTTCGTCTGGTTCTAGCATGTCTGATGAGGACTTTGTTTGCTGCTCGGCAACTTCAAATGCGATCCATTGATCTACCAAGAGAGGACTGACTGAATTCATCCAATGGCATGGGTCGTCAATGCCCAATTTCTGACAAATCCTGAACACCCAACGCAACCTAAAGTTTTTGTCGAAGTGCTTCACTAGCCGATCTACTCGGCCTCGTCGTTTCCCTCAATTTCTCCATTGATTAGCATCACTGCCTCAATGAATGGATCTAGCTTGCTTCCGTCAAGAGCGAGCAAATCCTTGGAGTCACCTTCGTTGAAAATTGGCTTTCCATCTTTGTCGCAGATGTGATCAATGATCAAATTCACCCTGCGTCTTTGCTTTGACTCATTTGTCAAATTGCCGTTCTTGTCGAACATATCTGCAATTCGTTTTGATCTCTGAAGTTCTGTCGAAGGCTTGGCGTACAAGATGCCAAGTCCTTCGATGTTTACTTCTTTGACTTCAATTTTGCAATGATCAAGCAGTAACTGTTTCGTCAGGGAAGTCATCTCGGTAATCCTCTTCGGGGAGTTCAGTTGGGTCAAACTCTGGTGGCATCACGCCACCGGAGTTGTCCCCAAGAATAGCACCGACCTCATCTTCGATCAAGGATTTATCGACTGGTGAAACCCTACCAATAAAACAAATCGAGCTTCCGAAATCCCAAGACTTGTATCCAACCAAAGTGCCATCGACAACAATTCGGTATTGCTTGAATACCTCTTTGCTTCCGGTAGCAAGATTTTTGCCTTCGCACGGGAGAAGTTCGATTTTCATTTTTAAGACTCAACAGTAAAGGCTGGTCCAGTTTGACCATCAAAAGCAAAGTTAACGCTAACTACCGCAAGATTGTTGGTGCTTAAGTCAGGCAATCCATAACTGGTAATAAAACCAGTTCCGATTAGAGTTGCAGCATTAGTATTTGTACTTGTGCCAAGTGCAAAGGTAATTGTCAGAGTGTCTAGCACGCCAACAATTGCATCAAAGTCGAAAGTTGGATCGAAAATGATTTCAAGAGAGCACTCGCCGGGATCAGTAAGATCGCCGGGGATGTACTTCATGAAACCAGTTGTATCGAGGCAACTTGCATCAATCTTGTCTTGAGTAAGCTCAGGAAGCGTCAAGCTTCGCACGCACCCGGTAATTGCATTGGTAGTTAGGACGGCAGTTGTGCCTTGTCCGGTCATTCCCTGATATGTCATATCGGTTCCTTGCTAAAAGGAGTTGTAAGAAACTTCAAAAGTTTGAATTGTGCGAAACAGCCAGTGGTCTGTTCCATCATTTGGTTTGTCTACTAAATAGACTCGGCCAGTATCTTGACCGATGCCTTTGATAAACGTGCCGCTATAAACACCTCGTTCACCATTTAACGATGCTCTTGCAGCAGCGTGAAGTGCATCTGCCTGACTTCGCGTTTCACCGTAGCATTCTACTCTAATTTTTGCAGTTTCAAATCCAACGAAACCACTTAGGCAATCTTCAGCCGACTCTGACACAATGTAGAGCAGCAATGCAGGCATGACAGAGTCCTCGGGAATGAAGTCAACGGTGACTCGATTACCCGCTAGTGATGTCACGGTTGCATCGTCAGCAATGATTTGTCGAACTGCGGTGGCTACACTCATGACTTAAAATACCTTTTCATGCGTGTTTTGATAATCTGAATCATTGCCCGCCTTTGCAAAGGAATCGTTGACTTGGCAGCAGGCGCAAGCCAAGGACGCTGCATATGATCCTTTCCGGTCCAGTCACCCCACATGATATGCTCTGCTGGCTTGCCACCGACCATTGGCTCATGAATGTGACCAAAGTTGTATTGATAGTAGTCCGTTCCAACGATTGCTGTGCTCGGTGCTTTTTTCTTGTAAGGAAGAGTTTTTCGAGTGACTGCCTTACTCATGTCGTTTCCGGCAGGAGTGCCAATGCGTTTTCTTGGTTTTTGCCCCCACTTGTCTCGCGTGCCTGTCTTGCGTGAGTTTCCAAGTTTTCCCGTGTAAGGAACATTGCGTCTTCCAACAGATGCAATCTGGACTGATGCTTCTGTCTCCACGATCTCCGCCGCTGCTTTGACGGCAGCAGTCATCACCCTGCGATGAATCTCTTTTGGCATGTGGTCAATCATTTTTCGTATTTCTTTGTCGTTAGACAAAATGTTTGCAACAACGCCTTTCTTCCCTTTGCGTCCAGGGTTCTGTTTGATGATCCTTTCTGCTTCGTCAACGGCACGTTTTGCATAACTCATTAGTTGTTTTCACCTCTGAGTTCCACGCGGATCTCCATGCTGATACCATCGGGATCAGATGTGTTTGTGATCCCGTATTTCACACCATCAATAATACATCGATCTTTTACTGTGATGCTTCCGATTCCAAAGAACTCACCAAAGGCAACGTGAGTGGTTTTCTCAGTCACCATCCTCCCTCGCAAAACCTCGCCTCCGACCGTTGTGACTAACTCACAAGGCCACCCAGACGAGACAACAGTCCACGAGCTATCATCGGCGTATGTTGGTTGACCATAGGCATCAACCGATCCATCATGTCGATAAAATGTTGCTGAATGCCGCCTGAATCCAATCCTCTTTCTGATACTCATGGATAGGACGACCTCGCGAGAAGAGCAACAATTCGCTCGTAAGCAACTTCTTGACTGTGCAATGCAGATCCTTCTTGAGCAGGATCAAAGAACCACTTGCCTACACCAAGCATGATTGCTGTTTTGAATAGACTTGGTACGCAACTGGCCTCTGACCCATAACCTGCACAGAAGTCAATTGCAACGCCGTTTGGGTCGTCTGCATAGACTTCGGGCCAAGTCGTACCGGCAGCCGGAAAGATACTGCATCTTCCTTTATCGAAAATGTATTTGTCAGTTGCGAGAGTTACATCATTGCCATCAACGTCAACGTATTCGACGGAAGTGACTGATGAAACTGCTTTTTTGTGGAGTTTGACCTCAGCAGTATCGCTGCCCCAGTTAAACCGAGTAACGCGAAAGCTTGCTGTGATAACCTGACGGTCTAGGTCTTGCTCAAGACGCTCCACCGCTGCCTCAATTAGCAGCGTGAGATTAGCATCATGAGTTGTATCACTTGAGCTTAGTCTTAGATGAGACTTTACTTCGCTTAGACTTACCGGCAGCACGCTTGGTGCTGACGTTCGTATCAGAGTCCAGTTTGTCGTCATCTTTGACTTCCACACAATTGCCAAATGATATTAAAGTCTTCGCAACACCAATGTTGCTAATGACCACCAAAGCCCCGACTTGATGACCAAGGCAGGGCTTTAAGATTTTAACTTTCATGATCAAGTAATAGTGATCTTGGAAAGAACTTCAGGTGCAGCAGCAGCAATATCAATGCGGCTTGTGCAGACAACACCCACTTGGTCGTTGACCGCGAATAGCTGGTCAAGCACTTTGAAGCTCAACTGACGACGATCACCGAAGTAGTGGCTAACACTGAGGTCACCAAAGACTGCAAGCAAGTCGCCGGAGGTCGATGACGAAGCACCCGGTACAGCGTTGCAAAGCTCTACTGGGTAACCAAAGAGACTTCGCTGAACACCCGAAGCAACGTCTGCACTTGCGTTTCCGCCAGCAGCGTTGAGCAGGTCGCGAATCTGACCATTCCACAAAGTTGGGTTGATGTAGAATTTAGGATTCAGACCACGCTCTTGGCCACTTGCAACAACCATTGCAGTGAGGTCAGTAAGAGCAAGTGCTCCAACCGATGCAACATTGGTGTCTGCAACATTTGCATCACCTTGGATACCACCTGT